CATAGTGGGAGCTTGCCAATTGAACACCTTAATCTCAGGAGGAAGCATGGCTTCAATCGGTAGAACGAGGACGAGAGGTGGATCGACAGTGACTGACCAAATAGGTAAGTTTGTCAATCAAACACCTTACAGTTACTCAGAATCACCCTTTAATTTTACGCACACTTTATCTTCGGAAGTAACTGAAGACGAAGTGCACACAAATTACCCCTTTGAAGGGGGTCCTTTTTCAAGTCGTAAAGCGACTGTGACCTACAATGATTTTGTTGGAAAGGCTGGGTCGTATCGCGAGAATTATCGAGGGATCTATCAAACCATCTATGATGGCTTGTACAGAATGCCCTCACCCGCGAATCCGACTCTTCCACTTTCAAACGTCGCCGAATGCGAAAGCTACGGCGCTCAAGCTTGGTCGAGATTTAAACCGGCTAAGCCTGATGTGTCTCTTTCAATTGCTATTGCAGAGTTGAAAGATGTACCCAGTTTGATGTTCAAACGTTTGAATAAGTTCCGTAATTACGGAAACAATTATTTGGCGGTTGAATTTGGGTGGAAACCTTTTCTATCAGACATCCGTCGTTGGTTAAACTCAATAAAAGAGGTTGACCGGCGCGTTGCCCAATTGTCGAGAGACAACGGTAGACGCATCAGACGGGGTGGGAAACTTTTCTCCAACGAAGAGACTAACACAGCAGTTGAAACAATTGTTAGGTTTCAACCTTCCAATTACTGCCAGTTTATCTCCGGTTCTCTCAGTACAACTACTAAGAGTTCCTGTTGGTTTAAAGGTTCTTTCAGGTATTACATACCTGGCCTGAATTCTGGGAAATGGGGTAAATTTAAAGCAATCCGTCATATCTGGGATCTAGAAATAGGCCCAGAACAGGTGTATGAGCTGATTCCGTACTCATGGCTCGTTGATTGGTTCTCGAACCTGGGTGACGTAGTAGGAAACTACGCATCTAGTTTTGAGGACAATCTTGTAGCTGATTATGCATACGTAATGTTGCATAACGTACAGAGTTTAACTCGTACAAATGTATTTAACAGGATTTGGACTGAGAACAATGTGTCTAGTTTTTTAAAGACCACTGTCTCGTCCACACTCGACTCGGATACTAAGAGTCGGGTTGCTGCAAACCCATTTGGGTTCAGTTGGGACTTCTCTGGCATAACAGCCAGGCAAGCCGCCATCCTAGCCGCGTTAGGTATTTCGCGGCTTAAATTCTAATCATCTCTTGGACTTTACATCCAGAGAGGAGGTCACCATGTTCGCAACACCACAGTCCGTAACCGTAGATGCAGTTGCTACTGATCTACACCGTATTATTGACGAGAAAACTGCGTCAACTTACGTGTCTTCTGATGGAACCCTTCAATTGAAGATTTCTCATCAGGAAACCAAAAATCGTACGAGACATCTCGTACGATTAGACAAGACTGTCGTGGCCGCTGACCCTCTGACGGCAGAAAATGCTTATCAGAGTGCTGGCGTCTACGTAGTCATCGACGAACCGTTGTTCGGGTTCGTAGATGCCGACTTGGATGACATGGCAGATGCCCTAATTACCTGGTTAACACCGGCTAATATAGGCGCCCTGCTATCGTCACGTCATTAGGCGTGATCTAGAGTATCGGTTACCGATTCAACACTGTTTATACGGTGTTGCAGCATGGCTGTACCGTCTACCTATAAGGAGACGTGAAAAGACATGCAAAGAACCTCTAAGATCTTGTCGTGTCTATTAATAGACATGGCAAACAAATGTTCAACCGAAATGCAGATTAGAGACCTACACACTATTGAACGTAGGCTTCTGCACGAGGGATTGTCATTCGTGACAATCACGCTACCTACCTTTCTTGATGACTTTAATTCTAGTCTTGAGGAAGGTATGGTAACCTCTGACCGCTTCGTCGGTTGGAAGAAACGGCAGTGTCTCCCCTCTTTTTTGAGAGGTTTCACTAGTCTCGTGTTCTGCAGCAAAACAGGAAGGATTGTCAATGAACCTAATAAAATTGCGGTCCATTGTATCCGTCAACTTTGCTCAACCTTTAAAAAGGTTAAGCTCAGCTGTACGTCCGCACGCGTCGAGAAGGCGTATGCGTCGTACAAACGGATCGAAGATTCACTTGCCGGATTGGTCGAAACTATTTCAGCCGAAAAGCTGGAAGAATTTGATCGAGTATCTGGCATACTTTGGTCTGAGGTTTTTGGTGGAGAAATTAACGAAGAATCGTTAGTCCCTCACCATGGCCCAGGGTCTACTGCTGATAGATTGACCGGAAATCGTAAATACGATCAACGGAAGGTCTGTTGGCCTAAAAGGCTTGAAAAACACTTCTCTCCTGGTATATGTATATTCAATACCGAAGAGTCGTACTATCAGTCTGATGTAGCCGTAACTGAAGTAGGCGAGTCTTGTGAGTTGCCGGTACGCGTAATTACCGTACCTAAAACTTTAAAGACCCCGCGAATCATCGCATTGGAACCCACTGCCATGCAAATGGCACAACAATCTGTAAAAGATTTCATCGTGGATAAGCTAGAGAGCTCGCGGTTAACAGCTGGTCATATAAATTTTACTGATCAGTCAATTAACCGTGAGCTAGCTTTATCTAGCTCTGTTTCACGACGATTTGCTACTTTGGATCTTTCCGCTGCATCCGACCGAGTCCACAAAGACTTGGTTTGGCGTATGCTGAGAGTTCATCCTCAGTTGCGAAGCCTAGTATTCACTACTAGGTCTACGCGTGCAAAGTTGCCCGATAGCGAACCGATTGTACTAAACAAGTTCGCTTCGATGGGTTCCGCTTTATGTTTTCCGATTGAAGCCATGTTCTTCACCGTTCTTTTGGTGATGGCTCGTCTTGAACATAAAGCTCTTCCTGCGACGTATGACAATGTATATCGTGTCATGCGTCAAATTTACGTTTATGGGGATGATATAATCATTCCCACTAACGAGGTTGAGGTGGCTGTACGCACGTTATCAGAATTTGGTAACGTCGTCGGACTCAAGAAGTCCTTTAGTACGGGACATTTTCGTGAGTCTTGTGGTATGGATGCATTTCTGGGATATAATGTTACTCCCATTTATATGCGTAATCCCATACCCAGCACCAGTAGTGATGCCTCCGCTATTATTTCTACGGTTTCAACAATAAATCAACTCTTTAGAAGAGGATTTATTACTCTTTCTTCCTACCTTAAACAGGAGGTTGAAAGGGTTGTTGGTAACTTGCCAACAGTTTCGCCGAATAGCGAAGGTTTAGGGTTTAGCTTAGAAGTACAGCCTACAGACAGTATCCGTAGGAGGTACAACCGAGCTCTACAACGAGTAGAAGTTCGAACGTTGGTACCCAAGCTGTCCTTGAAGAAGGATAGCATTAATGGGTATTCGGCCCTTTGCAAATGTCTTATCAAATTGTCTATGAAGAATCGTAAGTACGAAGTACAAAACGATTGGCAGAGAAAGCATCAGATGCTACTCTCTGCTACCTTCGAAGACAAAAGACATTTGTCCTACTCACCTAGGAACGGCTTCCTAACATTAAAAAGCCGGTGGGTGGCCGCCTAACTGGCGGTCATACGTGGGCTAATAACCCACGGGTGTGAG